CCGGAGCCGGTGGTCAGACCGCTCGCAGTGAGAGGATCAACCGCAGTGCCTTCGTAGCCGAAGAACGGATCAACGCCCGTTCCAGGACCGAATGCAGCGACGGTTCCCTTACCAGGACCACCTGCCGCACCAGCAGTGCTGCCGTTGTTTGGAGCAGCGGTAGAACCTGCGTAAGCAGCCGATGGCTCGTTGTAGAAAGCCTCGGTTCCGCCCTGCGTGCTATACTTGCTACGCATTGCGAAGATCAAGCCAGTGGGGGCGGTCATAGCCTGAACGCCGCAGATGTCGTAAGCCATGAGGTTAGGCATGGCGCGACGGACGAGTTGGATAAGGATGGGGTCGTAGCCCTTGAGGTTGGCGTTTTCGGTGCCAGCAAGAGGCGACATACCGCCACCAAGAGTGTTGGTTTCAACAAGCATCTGCTCCTTGATTGACTTCTCTTGGTTTTCCAAGAGAGTGGCAATGGTGGCACGCTTGTGGGCATCGGTGATGGGGGCTAGATCACCGTGATCTAGGACGGGCTTCCACTTGCGGAGAGCCGTTTCGGTTAGGAATTTGTTTTCCATGAGTACTATTTCTCCTTTTTTGAAACAGTCTGGGGTGACTGGATTAGACTTGCGACTTGCTCATTGACCGGAGGTACGCCTCCATGAGCGGGGACAATTCCTCTGAAGCGTCTTCCACCGACTCTGAAATTTCTTCGTTGTTGGTGGAAGAACCCTCCGTTACAGTACCGATGCTCTCAATGTTCTCACGGAGAACACCAAGTTTCTCGGCAAACTGATCGACAGTATCGAACTCAACATCCTCTGCGAGTCTGCGGAGTTTTTCCACTTCGGTGTCAGTTAGACCTTCTGCAATCTCGCGGAACACGATCTCGCACTGTAGTTGCTCGACCTCTTCCGAGAGTGTCATGTTCTTTTGAACCTGCTCTGATAGTTCAGCGTTGAGAGTGGTGTTTTCTTCCACTGCTTCATCGAACAGATCAGTCTTGTCTTCAGGAACGCTGATGTACGACTCGGTGAACAGGTTGCGGAGGTTGCCGATAAACTCTTCTGCAATCTCCGTGCGGAGTCCCTTGTCAACAGCGAGGCGGTTCTCCTGCATCCACTCTTCGACCACATACGCAAGGTAGTCGTCAATGCGTTCAATGAGTTCTTCCGTAACAGCAGCAGTGTGCTCTTCAAGAAGAGTTTCGTACTGCTCTTGTAGTTCCTGCTGTGCTGCGTGGAACCGCTCGTTCATGTGGGCTTCAAAGATGGTTGCAGCCTTCTCCTTAAAGTCCTCCGAGAGTTCATTGCCGCCGAACAGCGCGTCAAGGTCTTCCTTCTTCATGCTGACCGAAGGAATCTTGGTTTCAGCCTTGGCATCGCTCTTCTTTGCCTTGATGGTGCCCATGTTCTTGCTGCTGGCATCACCAGTGGGAGCAGGAATTTCTGCGCCCTTGCCGTTGGCAGTCTGGTACAGTTTCTTGTCCGAGTAGTCCGAAGCGGCTTCGTCCATCTTCTTCTTGAACTTAGACTTGAGGAAAGCGGGCATCTTGCCTTTGCCCTTCTTGCCTTCGTCCTCGTCCTCTTCTTCCTCGTCTTCGTCCTCGTCCTCTTCTTCCTCTTCTTCTTCCTCGTCTTCGTCTTCGTCTTCGTCTTCGTCCTTGGCTTCATCAAGGACTTCTTCGTCAATGACTTCTTCGTCATCGACTACTTCTTCCTCGAAGAATTCGTCGTCACCGTCCTCAATGGTGTCTTCGTCGTCTCCAGGACCAGGAACAGCGTCTTGCTCCTCTGCCATGAAGGATTCGCCTAGAACTACCTTTCGGATTACATCTTCGATCTTATCGTTTGCCATGACTGGGTTCTCCTTGGTTCTATTTATGTATCTCTATCAGAGTCTTGAGATGAAGTCTTTGAATACGCGTAGTGCCTGCTCCTCCAGTTTATGGGCAGGCGTATTTTGAATTGCTTTCTTGTACTGTTCAACCACAACAGGCTTTAGAACACCGTTGTCCCAAATCCACTCCCGTCCTTCCATGATGCCGTTCACAAACGCGTTGGGAGCAGACGGGTCTGCCACCACATCCACGGCTGCAAGCATGAAGTCTTCCTGTACAACATTCACCCCGTCCTGTTCCTTTAGGGAACCCATGCCACGGGACGAAACACCCAGTTTCACGCCCTCGTCAATGAGGTTGCGGACAATCTTGCCGTAGGGGGTGTCAAGAATCTTGGCTTTGCCGTACACATCGTTTCCCTCAAGGCGCAAGTCCTTGATGAGGTGAGAAACGCGCTCAAGGTTCACGGTCGGACCTTCTGGGTGACCCAGTTCGCCCATAGCGCGGTTCGTCTTTACGTATTCGTTCTGATACCGACCAAGTTCCTTCTCCATCACAGCCATTGGATACACGCGACCGTTGCGATTCTTCGCTTCAGCCTGCATGAACACCCCTTCAATGAAGTAGTGCTTCTGACCGTCTTTGGTTTCGGTCAGAATGTTGATGTCCTGTACGGTTTCGGTAATGAGTTTCATTAGTCCTTGCCCGCCTTCTTGTTGTGGAGTTTCCAAGCGGTGGCGTACATGACGCTCTTGCCGCGCTTGCCGTACTGCTTGGCAAACGAAGCCTTGGTCTTCTTGGAGCCTGTCATCTTCTCCATGTCGGGAGGCGAGACTTCATCCAACTGCTCGGTGGCTTCCTTCATCGCACCAGCGGGAACGCCCTTGCCGAGTTTAACCTTGTAGCCCGCCTTCTTGGTGGCAGCAGCAGCCGCCTTCATCTTATCCTTGCTTGCACCAGCGGGAACGCCAGTGTCGGGAGCAGTCTTGGCTTCGTTGAACACGGCATTAGCCACAGCAAAACGAGCCTCGTCAAGAGCGAGTGATGCCTTGGCGTACAGCGACTTGAAGACCAATTCCTTGGCTTCGGCAAAACTCTTGTTGACCAGTGCCTTTGCAATCTTTTTGTGGGTATCCATGTGTTCTCCTTTTACAGACACGATTATTTAGTTTTCAGTTTCGTTTGACTGGGATTCTTCGGTGGTTTCTGCGCCAACTGCATGAAACAGTTGGTTTGAAATATGCTCTTTTTCCGCTTCTATGCGCTGCGCCACCTTGTCCTTCAAGGCGGATGACACGGCTGCGCGGAAATCTTCAAATGACTGTAGCATGGTGTACCTCTCAATCGTTCATGTCTTCTTCTTCCGCAGGGACGATTTCACCTATCGTTACCTGTGGCTGTTCGTCACCACTGTTCATGGGAGCAGGAGCAGGGGCAGGCTGTGGCTCGCCTGGCATGGGTTGACCCATGCCCATGTCCTGACCAGGCGGCATAAGGATGCCAGCCTTTTCTTCGGCGGCAATCTGCTTGTCGATCTGCTCTACATCGTCCTCGGTCTGACGCAGGATCTTCTTGCGTACCCACTCGCGGGAGTAGTACTTGCCAACGAAATCCTCTGCGTCCCGTGCGCTCTGCAAGCGATCCTTCAGGATCTCGCTCTCCTTCAGTTCAGAGAAGTGCGAATCCTTCGCAAACTTGAATGCAAGGCGGTCTTCAATCTCGTCCCACTCGCTGTCCTTGATGATGCCCTTCATCACCAACTGCACACGAAGCAGTTCAAGGAACAGTTCTGCGAACTTCATGCGGAGCCGTTCAATGAACTTGAAGAACTTTACCTCATCGCGTGAAATCTCGGAAGCCTTGCCCAGGTTGAACCCCGTGGTTTCCTCAAGACGCGAGGACGGAACATTGAGCGACTGAAACAGTTTCTTTTGGAAGTACTTGACATCTTCCATCTCGGACAGGTTCTGTCCTGCCTCAAGCGTCTGAATCTCCGTGCCGCGACCGCCTTCGCGCCGTGGCATCCAGAAGTCCTCAAGCATGGACAGGTGCTTGCGCGAATCCTGCACTTCGCCAGTGTTCGGATCGTACATCAACTTGTTGCGATACCGCTGCATCAAGCCGCGCACATATTCCTCTGCCTTCTGCTTCGGCAAGTTTCCGACATCCACATAGAACACGCGCCGCTCGGGAGCGCGGGTGATGCGATAGATCACCACAGCGTCCTCAATCATGCGGAGTTGGTTCAGAGCCTTGATAGCCTTGTGCAGATAGCCGATGATCTTCTTGTGATATGCATCAAACAGTCCGCTGTGTACAAAGCAGATAGAGTCGGGATAAATCTTCAATCCCTCAAGTTGCAGCGTGGACGAGTTCGGCTGCTGCTCGTTGTACACATAGAACTCTTCAACTGCGGTCACCAGTTGTATGCCAACGCCAGCAGCGTTGTTCTTGTCAAGCGGCTTCTTCGTGATGCGGCGAACCTTGCGGATCTTCGTGGGATCAATGGGACGGAGTTCTTTGATGCCCTTCTTCTTGTTGCCCTCATCCGCAATGATGTGGTAGTACAGGCGGCTGTCAATGTACCACTTGCGGAAAATCTCGTAGCCACGCCGCGAGAAGTCAAGCAAGGCAAGCACTTCCTCAAACTCGGCTTCAATCTTGTCCTTGATGGACTTGGACTGCCTCAGATGCGTAGTGTCAATCTTCACGGTGGTGAAGGTGTCATCGTACACGATGGCTTCGTTGCAGATATCCGCGATGGCAGACTCCACTTCGGGGTGGAGAGCCATGTCTCGGTACTTGCGGATGAGTTCTATGTCAGACTTGATCGTGCCGTCAAAGTCAACAACCGCTCCGAAATATCCACCCACCTCAATAGGAACCGAACCGTCATCGTAATCAGGCGGTACAAAGGAAAGAGACTTCTTGGATTCCTCCGAAGAAGTCCCTTCGTCCTTTGAGAGCGTAAAGCCAAAGAGTTTGATAGCCATGAATAAAGAATCCTGTCAAAAGGGGCTTTAGAAGCCCTGACCGATGTTGATGCCAGCCTGTTGCAGCAGGGCTTGGATGTTCTCCTGACCTGTTCCTGTAGCGGGAACGGCGGCACCAGGCGCAGCCTCCCACCAAGAGTAGTTGAGGGTGACGGGGAACTCTGCGATGCTGTCGTTGTTCTCGAACGACAGGTCGATTGCACCCACTTCGCTCGGGAAGCACCCGATGAAGTTGTATGTACGCATGGGTTCGCCATCGCGGTACAGTTGGGTCACCGACCATGTGGGCATGAACTGCATGAAGTTGCGGGCAGTGACATTGGAGACATGGGAGTTGAAAATCGCACTCCAATATTCAAATGCCGACCGCAGGCTCATGTTTGCATCGGAGATGACCGTGATCGACCAGTCTTGGAAGGTACGGTCACCTGGCAACTTGATGCGGCGACCACGGTACGGCACTTCAATGGTGCCGAGCGAGGACGCGGGAATCTGTGCAGCCTTGCACAGGAACGAGATGGCACGATTGTTTGAATAGCCAGGGATGTTTCCCGTGACTAGGAACAGGTTCGTGCGTACACCACCGCCAGCGAAGGCGTTTACAAATCCTGAAATATTGTTTGTAGGATCTACTGGCATGGATTACTCCTTGGACTTATTTAGGCTATCAAGCCCCGACTTCGCTGAAGTTTACGCCAGTTTTGGTGGCGACAAAGTTCAACTGAATGAAGTTGATGCTGCGAGTTGGCTTGACGAAGATGTCAGCCACAAACTCGTTGCGGTCGATTACTTCACCTGTGTTGTTGGTTTCATCGCACACCACCTTGAAGTCGGTGATGCCCCTCCGCTGCTGAACCGTCTTGAGGAACGGAACCACGAGGTTCTTGAACTGTGCGCGAGTGAACGAATCGTTCTGCTCGAACAGGAAGAACTTCGAAGCGGTGGCAATCGCCTTCTCTAGGATGATGAACAGACGGCGAACATTGATGCGGTCGAATGCGCTTGGGCGCGTCTGTGCGGTCTTGTCACCGAACAGGATCGTGCCTTCGCCTGGGAACGACACCACGGGGTTCACCTGACGAGTGTAGAGTTCGTCACGGTGTGCTTCCTGCGTGGGATTGTACGCCAACTTGACGACATTCTTGATCTGACCACGGTTGAAGCCTGCGGGCGAGAACCACGCCTCGTCCGTGAACTCGGTACGAGCAACCAGACCCGCGATGTCCGCGTTCAGCGGCAGCACACGGATAAGGTTGTTGTAGGTGTCCAACTGATACTTCCAACCGCTGTCAATCACCGCATAGGATGAGTTCAGGTCAAACTCGCTGTCGCGGAAGGTCTTGATGTTGTTCAGGGCAGCATACGGAAGTGTGTTCTCTACATCGTTCTGTAGAGGAGACACGAACGCGATGCAGTCCAGACGCTTCTCGCACACATTCTGCACGACAAGTTCCGCAAGGGTAACCGAAGCATTGCCCATAGGAAGCAGCGAGACATCCACTGCATCCGCATCGGCAAACTTGCTCCAACCGTTAGACCAACGGAGCGAGTCAGTTGGCAGAGAATCCGCTCCACCTGTAAGGTGCAGCGAGTTGACTCCCGCACCAACTGCGGTTTCGGTAGCAAGAGCAGGTCCGATTGCAGTATATCCCGTATAGGTCGCCAAACGAGAATCATCCGAAAAGAGATCGCCAGACAACGCCCACACATAGTCCGACTGCTCGTTCAGAACAGTCTTGTAGTAGTTGCTGCTGCCGTCAAACTTGCGAGCATCCGATGCGTATGGGGTAACGGTAGCGTTGGATCCAATCTTCTTGGCGTATGCGCTCTTGATGGTGACTGCTGCGCTTGCGTTCTGTT